ACGAAGAACAGATCGTTGCCCACCACGCGAATGATGTAGCCGTTCTTATCGTCCCAAATACCAAATTCAATAGTGGCGTTGGTGTCCTTAAGCATGGACACACCAAAGCTCACATCAGTGATGCGGCCAGTCTGATAAGGGAAAACCAAACGACTTTGCATCTGAGCAGTCGTCGCATTAGTTGCGTTGGTGTTTACCAGCAACTGAGCGCCGCTTTCAAGCGGCAGGTGCGTGACTGTCGAATAGTCAGGAGTGCCAGTATCGTCAGCAGTGGTCTTCCAAGCCTTCGGATCGATGGCAAGGATGTTCGTGGAGTCCCAAAGCTGCAAGCTGCTCTGCACCCGAGGGTTGCCGAGCAGGTCGTCATGCACCTCACTAGGAGCACTCAGATTATCAAGAATAGGAACAGGAGACTGATCGCTGGCAATAGCAACTGGCAGCGAATTGGCCATCGTGGCCTGACCAGCAGCAATAGGCTCTGAGCGGCCAACTGTTACTACCTGTTTACCTTCTTCAATGTCAGGCATTGTTCCTTAGATCGAGGTGATGCGAGGCTTAACTTGCAGCGTGCCCAGTACAATCGTATCTTCCTTAAGTACGTTTATCGTACCGCCAGTTGCGTCAGAGCTGTAATTGGGAGTGCCACCACTACCAGGCACAATCTCAAACACCGTGTTTGAAATAATGCTCAACGTGTTGGTTGTATAAGTGGTATTGTAGCCGCTAACTGTAGTGCCAGCGACGCGAACAATATCGTTAGCAGTGAGATTATGATTGCCGCTAGTAGTGATTCTGATTCGATTAGTGCCAAGAACGGCGTCGATGACAGTACCAGAACTCACGGAAGCAATTCCGTTTCCTTCAGGAATATAAAAAAGTTCTTTCAAGTCCCACAGATAAACAACGGAAACATCTAGGGGATCGGCTGCTTGCCTGCCAACGTCGTATTGTAAATCACGCTCGACATAGCCAGCTCCAATGTTTCGTCCCAGGGCTTCTGTTTGAGAGGCTGTAAGAGCTAGTTTCAGATGGCCAGTGGTGTCAAGCTTCGTGATTCCAAAAGAGTCAACAACAGTAGTGGCTCCAAAGGTTTCTTTAATCTGCGCGACAAGCTCAGATCCCGAGAAATCACGGGGAGTGCCTACAGGCTTTTGAAAAGCGAGATACAGCTCGTCAAAACTGTCGCCTTCTCGGACTGTTACGTCAATACTTTCCATTAGCCGTCAATCAGTCTGTCGAGATTTGCAATCATCTCTTGACGCAATGAGGAAGTGCTGCGGCGAGGCTGCTTCAGCTCTTCGATGCGATTGAGAAGATCTTGTTTCTCAATTTTAAGTCTATCAATCTCAGCGTGCAGATTAGAAAAATGCGTACTCAGACCAACGCTTTCTTCGATTTGTTTCTTTAGTTGCTCGTTTTCATTGGAAAGGACTGTGATTTCTTTCCTTGCCTGTCGGATGACTGCCTGGGCATCAGCAGGAAGCACCTGTTTTTCCACAACTTCCGTCCGCACTGCGGGAAGTTCAGCTTCCGCCAGCTTTCGCTGCAAACCACTTACCTCGGATTGAAGTGATGCTGCTTGCCCAGCAGAGGCCGCAGAGCGGCTTTCTGCCCGAGTCAGTTTGAGAAGCAAGTGAGCCTTTTCGGTCTCAAGCTCATGCACACGCTCTTGTGCTTTCTGCGCTTCAGCTCGCCACATTGCTTGGTCAACAGCAGCAGCACGACCTTGTCGTGCGACTTGTCTTGACCCTCTTACTTCATCGAGAGCAATCTCGGCACAGTTGGGCACCATCCAGCGCTCGCTGTATTCCAGGCGGCTCACGTCAAACTGATCTTTCCATCCAGCGAAGAAGACCGTTGAACCAGTGTTAGGCGGGACAACAATATCCACTTCCCCATTCACAATCTTGAAGGACATCTCTTTAGATGCCCCGATAAAAGGAGTGGACGGCTTCAAGTAAAGCCGTCCAGTCAAGGGACCATCTAGTCCATACAGCTTGCCAACAACACGAGTCACAATCAGACCTCCCGATAGGTGACCATTACGGAGTAATCACCACCAGAAGAAACCACTGCATTCAGTTTTTCACCAGCAGCCGTTTCAAACAATCCAAGTTCATTGGAGAGGGTCAGATTGCCAGAAGCGACAATGGGGAACGCTGGCGTGAGATCAGTTGTGCCGCCGCTCTGTAGCTGCACCGTGCAACCGCTCACTGCGCTAATAACAAGACTTGTCACGCGAATCGCTTTGTCAGTCACCCCACTGACAACATCAGCACTGGCGGTGCCTGAAGCAAAAGCACTCTTCATCGACCGCGTCAGCAGGTCGTGCTGCATGATGTAGGGAGTGCTGGTCGTCCCCTGGCCATCGGCCTGGACATAGGCGGAGTTGCCTGCAGCATCTAGTCCGAAAAGAGCCATGAATTAAATGATGAGAAACAGGTGGCGTTGGGTGCTTAAGGTTTGACCGTCTGGAAGTGTTGCAACTTTCGCAGAAGAAAAATCAAACCTCAAAGGAGATGCGACCAGTGTATCGCTTTCTTCGTAAGAAGATTGCCTGCCGTCCTGTCCGATTGTAGCAATGCGAATTTGATACGAACTGGACAACTTATAGTCGTCAGTTGGTATCGACATATAGGTGTCTTCAGTTGTGCCAAGATCTATCGTCCTCTGATCTTCTATCTTGAAAAGCTGGACTTTATAAGCTCGTACAAGTGGATTGTTATGAGAATCTTGCCAGCTAATTAAAGGATTGATGACGTTGAGAATCGAATAAGCGCTATACCGTGGGGCTTCCCATGTTGCTTCCACCCTTGGCATCAGCTTGTCCTCAGCACGATTGATCCTTTGACAACTTTAGGTGTCACTTTCACTCCAGCCACGCTCTTGACACCTGCGTCGAAGAACGTATTACTGTCAACAGCGTCATACTTGTCCTCGTTGTAAGCAGTTGCAGTGATGGTGACGGTGCCATCTTCTCCCTCCATAATTCCCATCACGCGATACTTGCGGGGCTCAGCTCCTCCTACTTCCTTGACAATGAACAACTCCCCTGCTGCAGGAGTTACGCCAAATCCGCTAGTTACGACAATTGCATTGCTAGCGATGGACTGAATAGTCGAGACAGGCTTTGTTTCCGTGCGAATCGTCACCTCGTAGCTCCTTCCGCCGACGAATGTGGGCAGGTTATCCACTTTCACATTGGTAGAAGTAGAGCCTTCTTGAACAACGCCTGCAAAAACCCGAGCCGTTTTAGCTTCGTCTACCACTTCGATAATCTCACCAGGCATCATGAAGAAACCTTGGGCTGTCACGCGGAAAGTGATTGTCTCTTTTTCTGTAAGGTTCGTCGTCAACGCCCAGCGCCCCATGCGCTGTGCTTGTCCTTGAGAAGTGCAGCCAAAGGCTCGCACTTCCAGCTCTCTATACCCATAAAGGTCAAGAGCTTTCCTGTCTTCCACATATTCAAGCTTTGTCCTATAGCGATCTTCAGGATCATTCCACGACACGAGAGCAACTGTTTTGCGGGCCTTCCTGCCCGTGCCCTCGTAAGAAAAAGGAGGTGCTGTAACACTGCCACTCTCGTCTACTTCTTGAATCACATTGGAAGCGCTAAATTTCTTGACTACGTCTCCTGGCCTGTCTTGTGTTGGCACGACAGTGCCGTTTGCGTAATACAGCATTCCTCTGAACGCTGACGCAATCGAATTCAGCACTTCATACGCTTCTCCTCTGTTGTTGATATAACCATTGAAAGTGAATCGAGGTTCTTTTCCTCCTCTGCCATCATCTACTTGCTCGTCGCAATACTTGGCAATTTCATAAAGTGCGAATTTATCAACTTGATCGGCATCAACAAATTGACCACAGCCATATCTGTCATTGGTTATTAAATCGTAAAAAACCCAAGCGGGGTTATTGCAATATTTCGTCTTGAAATTACCGTTCCAAGTGCCTGAATAAGTGCGATTTTTAACGTTGTAATTTTCTGGCACTTGAATAAGTAAACCTTCCAGATCAACACTGAGTCGCGGGATTTGGTTGAAGCCCTCCGAGTCAAGAGTCACTCCGACCAAGGCCGTGCCTGGATACTTGAAACTCTCATCCAAGATTCCAACAATTGCCTTGAAAAAGAAATCACTTGAGTGCCTTGAATCCTCTGCGTCGTCTGACGTTCTAGTCACTCGGACTGTCCATGGGCCTGTACCAGTCAAGGTGTACTTGTGTTCTTTATCAAAGGCTCCTCTTGTTTTTCCTTCTATCAACTCCGTTTGTTGAATAACCTGAGCGCCATTGTTGTCAATAATACGAATTTGATATTTGACTTTGTCGCCAGAAATGTCTCCATTGTCTTCGTCAACTTGAAAAAGAGCGGCAACGCCTACGCGAACAACTATTTCAGTAAGGTTGACAGAAGTGGTGGTTACAGAAACCCCTCCTCCTTTCTTCGTCACTTTTACGCCAACAGTTTGTTCGACAAGAACATCCTTGAACCCGTTCAAAGCACGTTGGTTTATCGCACCTTCTTTAAACCCAATGCTGACGTTTCCGTCAAAATTCTTAACGC